CCCCCTTCTCACTGCCCCTTTATTTGCTATACTAAGAGTATGAAAAACAAAACACTCATCACTGGAAACGGTTACTACTGCTCACCAAATATGGTTCAGTTCTGCGAACACATGGTAGCAAAGGAAATGATTCAAGCACGGATCGATCACGAAGTGCGTATGGGTTTACGCCCCGCCCCTTCAAACTACGGTACTTGGAACGTATCAGATCGGCATTAGTGTGCCAATCCAAAAACTGGCACACGCTTTCTCTATTCGTGCGTGTGCTGGTTTATTATACTTGTATACCAAACAAATTCGTTATGAACACAACTCCATTCGGTTTAACAGTTCCTACCACTGAGGTAGAAATCAACGGTAGAGTTTGGAAGGTAACACGCTTAAGAACAGCACACGGTGCGAAGCGTAATAAGTGGGTAAACCAAATTAAGGGAGGCAGCAGCAGAGTACGCTGTGCTTCTAATAACGGTATTACCTCTAACACAGTTGCCACCGCCTTGGGTGATGTGAGGTAATCCACACCCCCCAATGGGTTCGTGATTCGGCAGTGCCCCCGTGGTGGGCGTTGCCCCGCCCCCGCCCGTTGAAAAACGCTTAACTACCCTAACCTACAAAGTGTTACGGAAGCGAGAACAATATCTCAATGAAACTCAAATTTTTTTTCCCTGTTAAAAATTCCCCACAGGGTTGACTTGCTAATAATTCGTAATTGATATATAATGTCATAACAGAATACTACGGAATGCAAAAAAATAACCCAGAGGAAAAACGCCCCATAGAAGTTGATACAGTATCTGGTGAGTATTATGTAAGAATCCCTGAATGGGCTATAAATGATCAGGGTTGGTTTGAAGATACAGAAGTAAGTTTTAAGACAGATGGCGATGAACTCATCATTACAGAATCAAAAGACTAGTACGTTTCACATATATCTAAGAGGAGAGTGTCTCTTCAAGGATCTTGATGATTATGAATTTAAGTTGATATGGGGAAGAATATATCAATCATACTTTAGGGAAGAATTATCATATGAAGAATTTCAACAAGAGAATATGACAGACGCATCGTACTGATATCACTACCTTATAATTTAAGTTGACTAAACCTACATATACTGATATAATATTGATATAACATTACGTAGGTTATGGCAAAAGGATTTACAGTTAAAGCGAAATCCCCAGTGGTACAGAAAGAACCAGAGTGGGATTTTGATCAAGCAAGAGAACTCATCAAAGGTAAGACAGTAGTATTCTGTTTACCAGGTCGTGGAGTTTCTTATCAATTTTTGAAGAGTTTTGTACAACTATGCTTTGATCTGGTACAGAGTGGAGCAAGTATCCAAATCTCACAGGATTACTCATCAATGGTCAACTTTGCTCGTTGTAAGTGTTTAGGAGCAAATGTCCTCAGAGGACCTGATCAGTTACCTTGGGACGGCAAGTTACAATATGATTATCAGTTATGGATTGATAGTGATATAGTATTCAATACAGAGAAGTTCTGGCAGATCGTTCTAATGGATAAGGACTTAGCTGCTGGTTGGTATGCTACAGAAGATGGTAAGACTACATCAGTTGCTCATTGGCTTGAAGAAGATGATTTCAGAACTAATGGTGGTGTGATGAATCACGAAACCATCGAAAGCATCTCGAAAAGAAAGAAACCATTTACTGTTGATTATACAGGATTTGGATGGTTACTTATTAAGAATGGTGTATTTGAACATAAAGATATGCCTTATCCTTGGTTTGCTCCTAAGATGCAAGTCTTTGAATCGGGTGAAGTACAGGATATGTGCGGAGAGGATGTTTCATTCTGCCTAGATGCGAAGGAGGCAGGTTTCGAGATCTGGTGCGATCCTCGTGTTCGTGTGGGTCATGAGAAGACTAGAGTAATCTAATGACACGTTATAATATTCTAATTGACGGTGAGGTAGTTTATAAGAACCTTACAGAGGATGAGTATTTTAACACTATAGAGGATTTGGCACAGGATTATTATATTGATAATTCATCACCGAATCCTTCTAATATCAAAACAGAATTTATTGAGGATTAATTATGGCTAAATCAGTCGCATGGAACAGTGATACTTTTATCGAATCAAAACCGAAAAAGTCTCGTCAAGGAAGAGGAAAGCACTCGAAATATTCAGCAACATCCCGTAACTCGGCTCGTAAAAGATATAGAGGACAAGGTTAGTGAGTCAGATTGAATTAACTAGTCATACTGATCATGGCAATTTTATCTCCGAATTTCAATCTAATCTTGACGGGGATAAATTTGTCGATTTTTATGAACGTATGGCCGCTGCTGGTGCGGGGTTGGTTACACCCCGTAGTACTGGTGCTGTAAAGAATGAGCAATTGTTCCTTACACAACTATTACAACACGAAGAACAGAATGTTTATAATAGTACTTTACCATTAGCACAAGATTGGAATCATGTTGTAATGAGTTGCCTTCATCATTACACAGAAAGATATGAAATATTAAAAAATACACCGTTTGAGTACAAATATTCTAAATTACAGAAGACACGTCCACAACAAGGGTATCATACATGGCATCATGACGCATGTGCTCCTGATACTTATCGTAAAATAGTCGTAATTGTCTACCTAAATGAAGGTTTTGGTGGTGGAGAAACTGAATTCTTGTACCAAAGTCTTAGAATTGAACCAAAAGTAGGAAAAATTATCGTTTTTCCAGCAGGATGGACACATACACACCGAGGAAACCCTCCTTTACATGGAGATAAGTACATATTGAATGGTTGGATTGAAGAATTTCCACAAAATTCGTACAAACAAGGAACATAATTAATTTTTCTGAAGAATAGGTATAAATAAAGGGAGGAAATACTACAAAGTCTCCTATCGATGTCGATTACACGTAAATCTAGAGCATTTAAAGACATTAGTTTGTCTTTTAAACCCCATCCCGTTACTGGTGACATGCCAGTTTTGGTTAATGAACGTGCAATTATTAGGTCAGTTAGGAATTTAGTAGAAACTATACCAACTGAAAGGTATTTTGAACCATTAATTGGTACAGATATCAGAGGAATGTTATTTGAAAACTATACTAAGTTAACTTCATACGTAATTGAAGACCAAATTAAGATTTCTATTAACAACTACGAACCAAGAGTTGCTAATGTTAAGACGAATGTCTTAGGTAGACCAGATAGAAATGCTTTTGAGGTAACAGTTTTCTTTGATATTGTTGGTTTGGATAGACCAAGACAAAATTTCACCTTTTTATTAGAACCTACCAGATAAAATAATGCCCGTTACGCAGTTTAACACTCTAGATTTTGATCAAATCAAGAATCAATTAAAGGATTATCTTGCTTCAAACTCAAATTTTACTGATTTTGATTTTGAGGGATCTAATTTTTCCGTTTTAATTGATTCTTTAGCATATAACACCTATATTAATGCGTTTAATGCTAATTTAGTAGCAAATGAATCGTTTTTAGATTCAGCAACTATAAGAGAAAATGTTATATCATTAGCACGTAATATAGGATATGTACCAAGATCTAAAACAGCAGCAGAAGCACATATTTCGTTTGATGTAGAAATACAAGATAGTAATAATGATATTTCTCAACTTAGACTTAAACCTGGTCTTGTTTGTGTAGGAAACGCTAATAACACGAATTATAGATTCTCAAGTTCATCTCCTATAACTGCTAACGTATTAACTAATACTCTTGGTAAGAGAATCGCATCTTTTACTAATATCCCAGTTAAACAAGGAACATTAGTACAAACAAATTTTATAATTGATACTCAAGTTGATCAAAGATTTATTTTAGACAATACTAATATTGATTCTTCAACTATTAAAGTTAGTGTTAGAAACGATGTTAATGATTTATCTAATGGTAGAGAATATAAAAAGATAGATAATATCCTTAATTTAAACAAAGATTCTGAAATATTCTTAATACAAGAAGTTCAGGATGAGAAAGTTGAAGTATTATTTGGTGATGGATTCTTTGGTAAGAAATTAACAACAGGTAATATCGTTAGTGTTAGATATATTATAACTGATGGTGTTGAAGGTAATGGTGCTGGTGGAGCAGCAGGTTCTGTTGGTACTTTTGAATTTCAAGGAACTTTTGATCGTAGATTAAGTACTGCTTCAGATCAATATGTTTCTGAATTGCCAGTTGATACTATATCAGTAACTACTGTTAATCGTGCCTCAAATGGTTCTGAGAACGAAGATATATCATCAATTAAGTATTTGGCTCCTAGACTGTATTCCGCACAGTATAGAGCAGTTACGCCAAGAGATTATGAGGCAATAATACAATCAATTTACCCTGCGACAGAATCTGTTGCGGTTGTTGGTGGTGAGGAATTGGATCCACCACAGTTCGGTAAAGTTCAGATTAGTATTAAACCAAAAAATGGTACTTATGTATCTGATTTTGATAAACAACAAATTAAGAGTAAGTTAAAAAATTATGCTATTGCTGGTATAAATTCTGAAATTGTAGATCTTAAAGTTCTATATGTAGAAATTGATACAACAGTTTATTATAACACCTCACAGTTCTCGGACGGTTCTTTATTACGTAGCAATATAATTGACAATCTTACTACATATTCAAATAATGTGGAGATTAATAAGTTTGGTGGTAGATTTAAATTCAGTAAAATGAATCAACTTATTGATAGAGTTAATAATGCTATTACTTCTAATATTACGAAAGTGAAGATTAGAAGGGATATGAAGGTACTTATCAATACATTTGCTCAATATGAGATATGTTTTGGTAATAGATTTTACATTAGTCAATCTGGTTTTAATATCAAGTCTACAGGGTTTAAGATCTCTGGATACCCTAATACGGTATATTTCACAGATATTCCAAATAAAACTGTTACAGGCGATTTAGATGGTAGTAAGAAGGGTGTTATGTGTATTGTATCTAAGGATACAAAGAATGAGATGAAGATTGTAGCAAAGGATGTTGGTACGGTTGATTATAAGAAAGGTGAAATCATCATCAACACTGTTAATATAACACAAACTGTTGCGGCAAATAACTTAATTGAGATACAAGCATTCCCAGAATCCAATGATGTTATTGGATTGAAGGATCTCTATCTTAGTTTTGACGTTTCTAATAGTTCGATAAATATGGTCAAGGACGTAATCGCATCAGGAGAGGATGTTTCAGGCGTGGTATTTTCAAGAGATTATTACACTTCAAGTTACTCAAATGGAGCAATCGAGAGGAAATAAAGAATGAGTCTAGAATTTGATAAAAGAGTACAAGTCAATAAGATAGTCGAAAGTCAGTTACCAGAATTTGTGGTAGCTGATTTTCCATTAACTACTGATTTTTTAAAACAATACTACATATCGCAAGAATATCAAGGAGGTCCTACTGATCTTATTGATAATCTCGATAGGTATCTTAAAGTAGATAACCTAGTTCCTGAAGTTGTTACTGGAACTACTACACTATCTACAGACATTATTACTTCTGATACAACTATTACTGTTGCTTCAACAAAGGGATTTCCTAAAGAATATGGTCTTTTAAAGATTGATGATGAAATTATATCATATACAGGTAAGACAAGTACAACTTTTACGGGATGTATACGTGGATTTAGTGGAATAAGTGATTATAATGTTGGCATTTCCTCATCATTACTTGAAGTTAATAATCAAAATTTAGTATTTAATGATAGTAATGCGTCTAATCATAATATTAACTCTGTAATCACTAACCTTAGTGTACTCTTTTTACAGGAATTTTATAAAAAGATAAAGAAAACTTTCTTACCAGGTTTAGAGGATGAATCATTCCATCCTGGTATTGATGTTGGTAACTTTGTAAAAAATGCTAGATCCTTCTATCAATCAAAAGGTATTGAAGAATCTATAAGAATACTATTTAAATTATTATATGGTGTTGAAGCTAAGGTATTAGACCTTGAAGAGCGTTTAGTTAAACCATCAGCAGCTGAATTTATTCGTAGAGAAACTGTCATTGCCGAAGCAATAAGCGGTGACCCATACAATTTGGTTGGACAAACTATATACAAATCAACTGACGATAGAACTACTGGATCAGTATCTGAAGTTGAAATTTTAACAAGAGAAGGTAAAACATATTATCAACTTTCTTTATTTGTTGGATTTAGTGATAGGGATTTAATTGAAGGAAGTTTTAATATACAAGCAAAAACAAAATCATTAGAAACAGTTTCGGTTGGATCTTCCATCATATCTGTAGATTCTACTATTGGTTTTGGTAATACGGGATCTATTTTAAGTGAAGGTAATCCTAATATCATTCAATATACCTCAAAGAGTGTAAATCAATTCTTTGGTTGTTCTAATATTACATACGCAATAGAAACTGGTTCAAATATAAGAACAACGGAAACTATATTTGGATATGAACATGGAGATTTATCTCAGAGATGTGATTTAAGAATTACTGGTGTTCTTTCCAAATTTGTACCAAATGAAGATATTTCATTGGTTGGTGAACGGGAAGAAATTTCTGTAAAGAATGTTGGTGAGATTATATCAAATACTGGTATAACATATAAAGAAATATTTGCTAATAGTTGGGTTTATAATACAAGTTCTCGTTATCAGATAGAGAATGTATCCTCAAATGGTCAAACATCATTTACTTTATTGAGTGTAATTGATAAATCCAGTTTAAAGATTGGTGATAGTATCACTTTCCTTAGAAGAACTGCTATGACACCAATGGGTGGTGCTATAGTTAAGAGTATTGATTATGTAACTAACAGTATTACAGTAGATAACTTATCTTGGTCTAGTGGAGAACCAAATCCACTTGCTGATTATGACTTAAGAAGAAACTTAAATAAGGCGAAAACAACATCTGTTGGTATAGGTCTTTCTAATAGTAATGTTATCTCTAATGTACTTAATGTTTATTCTGATGGGGATAAGGATGGTTATGTTGCTTCTAATGGATTGCCAAGTTATGAACTTGATCTAAAGAGGTTTACATCTTTAATAGTTGAATCAGGACTTACAACTTTCCGTAACGGTTTACTCTCATATCCAACATATATCGACCCAATTAGTGGATATAATTCTGGTTTTGCCCGATTAAATCTATCGGAACCTACCAATTTTATTTCAGGTAATGCTGTTGTTTATCAAACAAGAGATAATTTAGATGATATAGGTATTCCTATTCAAGGTCTAACTGATGGCGAAACTTATTATATTAGTGTTGCTGAAGGTTCAACTAGGAAGGGTATTGCTTTATATAATTCAATAAGTGCTATTGGTAGTGCTAGTAGTATAACTATGAATCCACCAGTAGGTGCTGGTCATACTCATACTCATAGGTTTATTCTTAGAGATCATTTCAATAAAATGCTCTATGAGGATAGAATTTTAAGAAAATTCCCACTATCACAAGATTTAAGTATTACAACTAAGGATCAGAGACCAATTAATAATATTGGTATGTTGGTTGATGGTACTCAAATAAGATCATATGTGGCAAATGAGACCATGTCATATGGTCCTTTAGAGAATGTAAAAGTATATAATTCAGGAAAGGAATATGATGTTGCTAATCCTCCAAAATTATCTATTGAAGCACCACAAGAATTTGGTGGCGAAATCGCACATGCGGAACCAATCATTAAAGGATCTGTTAGAGAGGTTCTTGTAGATGCTCAAGATTTTGATATTGATAAGGTTTTATCAGTAAGTCTTATTGGTGGTAACGGTAAAGGTTGTTTATTAGAACCAATTACTGGACCTAGATTTAGGGAAGTTGAATTTGATAGTCGTGATATATTCTTCTCAGGTGGTTTAGATATACAAGAAGAAACTATAACTTTCAAAAGAGATCACAATCTTGTTGATGGACAATTACTTTACTATAACAGTAACGGACAAGATGCTATAGGAATAACCAAGTTCAAAGAAGTAAGTAATGTAATTACTGAATATTTGGTTAATGGAGCACCTTACTATGTTAGAGTTATTAATCCAGAAAGAATTTACTTATATAAAACACCAGCAGATGCTATGTTTGGTATCACTGGTATTAATACCATAGGATTCTCTACAGCAACAAATGCTGCTGGTATTCATAAGTTTAGAACAGAATCAAAAAATACTTTAAGATCTGTTAGAGTCTTAAATTCTGGTTATGATTTCCAATATAGAAAATTACCTGTACATCCTTCAGGAATTTCAACTGCTTTTGATACTATAAACTTTAAAGATCATGGATTTAGAGATGGTGATTTAGTAGAATATACCACAATGGTTGGTATAGGTACAACACAACCTAAAGCAATTCAGGGTTTAACTATATCTACAGGTATAAGCACTACTGCTAATTTCTATCATATATTAAAGATTGATGATGATTCATTTAGAGTAGCAGATGCTGGAATTGGTGGAACTTCAAAGATTGATTATACAAGGAAGAATTATGTTGGTCTAGGATCAACAGGTACTGGTTATCAGGTATTTAAATATCCAGATATTGAAGTAAATGTCAATGTTTCTTATGCTTCAAGTGTTTCTGGAAAAATAAACTTTACTCCTATTGTTACAGGTGAAATGATAGGTGCTTATCTGTATGATGGTGGTAGTAAGTATGGAAGTAAAGTTTCTGGACATTATTTTACGCCAAAAGTAACTATACAGAATGGAAGAACTGCTGAAGTAAGACCAATAATAGAAAGTGGCAAAATTGTTGATGTTCAAGTTCTCAATAAAGGTAAAGAATATTGGTCTTTACCTAATCTTGATATAGTTGATGCTGCTGATTCTAAAATTCCTGGCAGTGGTTGTAAATTAAAACCAGTTATTAATAGTTTAGGTCAATTATCTGATATAGTTGTAATTAATCCAGGTATTGGATATTCTACAAATGCGAATGTTTATGTAGATTCTAAAGGTAAGAATGCTTTATTAAGTGCTACTATAAGAAAATTAAGTATTGATAATTATCAATGGCAGTCTGAATATCATCTTGAACCACTTAATGAGGATTTATTACAATTTGGTGTTCACGCATATACTAATACTATATCACAAGGATTAGGTGATAATGGTGGTGTTACTGGTGCTGGTATTGGTACACACTCAGCATTAATTGGTTGGGCATATGACGGTAATCCAATATATGGATCATATGGTTATATGGATCCTTCTGATATTAACTCAGGAATTAAGAGATTACTTCCAAGTTATATTCAGAAGTATGACTATAAAGATCGTCCAACAGTCAATGAATATAATGAAAGATTCTTCGTAGAAGATAATGTTTTTGATGGTTCTGGTGATTTAGATATTCACAATGGAAGATTTTGTAAAACTCCAGAGTTCCCAAATGGGGTTTATGCTTATTTTGCTACTGTAGATCAGAATGGTGTTCCCATATATCCATATTTTATTGGAGAAACTTACAGATTACCTTACATTGAAGAAAATACAATTTTAGATCAATCATTTGATTTTAATAATAGTAATCTTTCTAGAAATACTTTCCCATATAAAGTTAATGAACAATATGCTGATAATGACTTTATCATAGAATCAAATGAAATAATTAAGCAGAAATCTGTAGTTGAATCAGTAACTAGAGGTGTTGTTGATGGATTTGATATATTAGATGGTGGGGATAGTTATAAAATTGGTGATTTTACTGTATTTAATGATGATGATACAAATGGTGGTGGTGCTAGAGGTCAAGTTGATGAGATAGTAGGTATTGGTGTTTCTAGTATTAATACTGAATTAACTACTTTTGAAAATGCTGTATTAGTATGGCAAAGTGATACTGAGGTTATGGTACATAATTTACCAACCATTGAACTTAATGATAAAGACACCGTTTTAATATCAGGTCTTACTACATCAATATACAAATTAAATGATTCATTTAGCGTTGGTATTCATACTGATGTTATTGGATTGGCAAAAACAATGTCAGTTCAAAACAATTCAAATGGTGCTGTTGAGGATATTTACGTAAATTATATTCCAAATACAGTTTCTATAGGTGGATCACTTAGGGTAGGTGATGAATGTCTTAAAGTATTGAACCTATATGATATTGGGGGCATTATAAGAGTTAATAGACCTACTTCAGGTATTGCTCATGCTTATGGATCTAAAATTGATGTACTGAATAATCGTATTAGTATACCAGTTAAAACTAACCAATTTAAATCTGATTTAAATTTAGTTCAATTTTTTAATGCCAATTTAGCAGTTGGTGTTGGTACTACTTGTGGAAGTGTTATTGATTACACTATTGGTGAAAGTACAAAACAAGTTAATGTTCCTTCTCAAAGCATTTATTTACCCAAACATCCATTTAAGGGTGGAGAAAGAGTTATATTCACTAAAGAAGCATCTGCCCAATCATTACTTGTTGGTAGAGAAATTGATGGTTCTCAACAATTCTATCTACCCGACCAAACTTCAAGTTCATCCGAGTTGTATGTAGTTGATAAGGGTAGTGATTTTATTGGTCTTGCTACTAATGTAGGTGCTGCTAATACTGAATCTGGATTATTCTTCTATAGTAATGCTACTAATGATTATGAATACAAGATAGAAACAACGTTTGAACAAATAAGATGTAATGTTGATAGAATTGTTAGCACAGTAACTACAAAAATAGGTGCTGCTAATACTACAACTCATGGATTATTGAATGGTGATAAAGTTAGTATTAATGTTGTACCAAATACAACAGTTGGATTGGGTTCTACTGCTCCATTAGTTTTAGATTATAATGAGCAATATCAGAAATTATTAATCAATCCTGTTGGATTTGATGGATCAGATGTTGATACGATTAAAGACACCATAACAATTACTGATCATGGATACAAAACTGGAGATAAGATCTTTTATAGTTGTGATGGTGATATCGTTTCTGGAATAACAACAGGTTGTTATTATATACATTTAGTAGATTCAAATAAGTTTAATTTATCTGAAACTTATAATGATACCTTCTCATCACCACCTAGAATGATTGATTTTACTGCTGGTGGAAGTGGGCATAGTATTTCATTGGTTAATCCCCAAATACCAGTAGTTAAAAATTCACAATTAACTTTTGGTGTTAGTTCATTTAATTTAGCAGACTATAAACTCAAGTTCTTCTATGATAAGGAATTTAAGAATGAATTTGTTACTGCTACAGATCTTAATACCTTTAATATTAGTGGTATTGGTACGATAGGTATTGGTACATTTTTATCCAGTCCTTTAGTTGGTGCTGCGGTATCGGTAGGATTCTCTACAGCAATGCCAGCCATTCTATATTATGCTCTAGAAAAGGGTGGGTATATTAGTACTGCTGATAAGGATGTTAATAATTATTCGCAAATATTATTCACTGATAGTAAGTATTCAGGTGACTATGAAGTATTTGATATTACTACTGAAACTTTTAAATATTCGCCTAGAGCAATTCCTGAAGTATTGAGATATGAAGAAGATCAGTGTGATAATATTGAATACTCAAGTAAGTCAAATACTGTATCTGGTCCTATAAAGAGTATAAAATTAATTTCTGAAGGATCTAGTTATAAGAAATTACCTAAATTTACTTCAGTTAATAGTGTAAGTGGTTCTAATGCTAATATTGTAGCATTATCAACATCTATTGGTAGGATTAATAATTTACGAATTGTTGATATTGGATATGAATATTCCTCTGATAGTACTTTAAGACCTGAAGCATTTATTTCTCCTGTTGTTAGAATTGATGATTTAGACTTTATTGAAGAAATTTCTGTTGTAGATACTGGAAGTGATTATTTAAGTGCCCCCGATTTAATACTATACAATCCAGAATCTAATCAAGTCGTTGATAGTACTTCATTAGAAGCTATTTCCCCCAATCAAGGTGTTGCTGGTGTTGATGTTATTGCTCCTATTAAAGGACTAGATTCTGTAACACATAGAGTTATTGCTATTAACAATTCTAATGGAATTGGTATTAACTCCATGACTGTGGATGGGACGGAAGCTACTTGTGTTATGGAAACTCCTATTAATGGATATACTGTAGCACCATTTGCGGTTGATGATGAAATTTTTGTTGAAGGTATACAGTTATTTGGAGAAGTTGGTATTGGTACTCAAGCTTCATCATCTAGTGGTATATCAACTGATGGTGAAGGGTGGAATTCATCAAATCATGGTTATCAATATTTTAAAGTTAAAAGTTATATTTCATCAAATCCAGATGTTTTAAAATTTGATTTAGTTGGTTTAACTACTAATCCAGGTATTGCTAAAACTTATCAATCTGGTTATGCTAATATTGTAAATAGAAATAAATTACCAGTATTTTCACCTGTTCAACAAAGATCTAAGTTCTCACCAGATGAACCAATATTGGTTAAAGAGAACCAAACAGGTACTTTCCAGAAGAAAGATCTTAAGGCAGTAGAAATTAGAGAAGATTTTATTAAAACAAGCGGGTTATATAATCTTAAAGTTGGAGATAGAATTGCTGGACAGTATAGTGGTGTTACTGCTACTGTTACTGGAATTACAGCAAATAGTGCTAAATTTGATGTTAGTTTCTCAAATAGAAGGGAAATTGGTTGGACTAATAATACTGGAATGTTGAATGAAGACTTCCAAGTAATACCGAATAATGATTATTATCAAAATCTTTCATATTCTGTTAGAAGTTCCGAAACTTGGGAATCATTTGTTGATCCTCTTAATAGGGTTATACACCCCTCTGGATTGAAGAATTTTTCTGATACGTTGTTAGAGACTAATGTTGATGTTCGGGTGGGTCTGGGATCCACAGAGGCATCAAAGGCGGTTATTATACTTGATGTGTTTGGTGAAAAGAGAGTAGATACAATTAATGATTTTGATCATGTTATAGATTATGATGCTAGAGATAATAAATCTAAGTTTATTGATTTCAAACATAAGAAGTTAACCGATTTTACTAAGTGTAAAACAAATAGAGTTTTGATCCATGACGATATAAGTGGTAAGTTTTCAAGTAAGGGAGGACAAGATCAATATACTGAAATAGAGGAAATTGGTACAAACTTTATAAAGTACCATATACAAGTTGTTGATGCTGATACTTTTGATGTACAATTTACCGATTTAATTGTACTAACTTCAACTGATAGTGCTTATATCTTAGAGAGATCTACCGATTTTTCAAATACTTTACTAGGTGAATTTAAAACTAATGTCGATTATTTCAATAGAAAGACTTTAGAATTTACACCACTTGAAAAATTTGAAAAGGATTTTGATATTAAAGTTTTAAAAACATCATTTAATACTGATACAATATCTGACTCTGTTCAAGAAATTGGATCTATAGATTTAATTGGTAAAAATGTACAGGTTGCTGCTGCTCAAACAGCAATGAGTGGTGGTAATCTTGTTGTTACAGGTACTACTACAACAAATATACTACAATTCTCACCTACAAACTTTAATGCTTTCTTTGCTAATGTTTTAGTTAAAGATGATGCTTCTGGTGAGTTAGATTATAATGAAGTTATTGTTAATTTTGATGGTACAGACACCTATATTACAGAATCATATACTGACGTTTTAGGCGTTACATATAGTTCTAGTTCTAATAGTAAAGTTGGTGTATTAACTGCTAGATTTGATTCTGGTACAATTTACTTTGATTGTATTAACGACAAATCATCTAAATTACTTCTTAGTGCTAATGTTGTTGGATTAGGTACTACAACTGCTGGTATAGGAACATACAGATATAAAGTTTCAGGACAACCAGATGGTTCTGAAAGAACAGTAAGATATGAGTCAAACTATAATGCGGTAGATAATGGAAATTCAATACCTATTTTCACCCTTGATGGTCTTGTTGATAGTTCAGCTAAGTCTATATTAAAAGTTACTTCTGGGCAGAATAGTGCTATACATCAAGCAGTTGTTATTCAAGATGTGAATAATGATGCTGTAACTGTCCAATATCCTCATGTTTCAATAGGTGACATAAGTGGTATAGGAACTTTTGGTACAGTTACAGATACTGTAAACAATAAAGTTAGATTTGATTTCTATCCAGATGCAGCATATTCTTCATCAACTGTTGAAGTTCAGGCTTATTCTGAGATATATCAAACTATTAATGATTTTGAGAATGAACCACCTCTTTTACAGATTGGTCCAGTAAGTACTGAATTAGTATTATCATCATATGACGGTCTTAATGGAACTAGAGGAAATAGAGTTAATTTTGATCTTAAACATGAAGGTATTCCAATTTATTATAAGACATTTAATCCAGATAGCAGTCAACTTACTGTTTCTGCTGGTGCTGGAACAACCTTTACCATACCAGATCATTTCTTCAATACGAATGAGATATTAAATTATAAAGCATATTCATCATTTATTGGTGTTGCTGCAGCACCTTGTGGTATTGCTCAAACTACAAATAATCTTGGGCAATTGGTTACTGAAATGCCATCAGAGGTGTATGTAAAAGCATTAACACCAGATACTTTCCAATTATTCAGTAGAAGGGAATATATTGCTACTGGATTGCCAATAGAAGTAACAAATGTTGGTGGTGGTAACGCCCATAAACTTGAAATGGGTAAAAAGATAAGCAAAACTGTTATTGGCCTTGATGGTATTATTCAACAACCAGTTACATATACTTCTATTAATCATACACTTCCAACTACTATCGGTATTGGATTATCTCAGTTTGCTTTAAGTGGTATTAGTTCAGTACAACCAAGAGATGTAATAAAAATTGATGATGAATATATGAAGGTTGAGGAAGTTGGTCTTGCTGAATCTGTAGGTGGTACAATTAATTCTTGGAATGGGACTATTCCAGTAGTTAAGGTTAAGAGAGGTGCTCTTGGAATCTTACCTACAACTCATAATTCTGGATCTAATGTTCAGGTATTCAGAGGATCTTACAATATAGTTGATAGTACAGCATGGTTCTTAGATCCACCTAAAGGTAATACTAGAACTAGAAGAAATTTAACTAATCTACCTTACGTTAAAGCAGAATTTAGTGGAAGAACTTTCTTAAGAACAAATTATGATACCAATATGGTATTTGATGATATTTCAGATAACTTTACTGGAATTGGAAGAACTTACAGTTTAACTGTTGGTGGTGCTAATACTTCTTCAGGTGTTGGTGTGGGAAATGGTATTTTATTCATTAATGGAGTATTCCAGACACCACTAACACTCAATAACTTAGGTAATAATTATGAAATTGAAGCAGACGTTGTTTCTGGAGTTTCTAGCGTTACCTTTACTGGAATTAGTTCCGAAAATGGACAACTAATTCAATCAGAATTTGATATTAATCAGAATCAGGTTCCAAGAGGTGGCATAATAGTTTCTATGGGTTCTACTACTGGTGTTGGTTACGCTCCACTTGTAGGTGCTAGAGTATATCCCAAATTACAAAGTGGATCTATAGTTAGTGTTACTGGTGCTGGAACATCAGTTGGACCAATAGGTGGTGGTATTCAAACTGCTCATTATGATAATAATATTGGAATCATAACAGTTACTACTAATGAGGTTCATGGATTTGGTTTAGGAAGTCCAAATACTGTTAAATTGGAAGATTTGCAATTTATATGCCCAACTAATGCTGTTGGTACTCCTGTTACAGGTACAACATATGATCCAGCAACAGGTGATATGGTAATAACAATTGCTGGTCATGGACTTTCAAATGGTGATGCAGTTAAGTTAGAAAAGGAATCAATTATCTTCAGTTGTGGATATGGTGGTGCTACTGGTTCTGCTGCTCAAAAGGCATATCCAAGAGAAACTGATCCTGCCTATGATAGGTATATGTACGTTTCTGACGTTACTACAGATACATTTAAGGTGAATGTATTGTTTGGTGTTACACCTACCAATACAGACGCACACACGTTCGTTTCAGCAACATCTAACGCTGTAAGAACAATTGGTGGTGGTGGATATGTAGGAGTTACTACAACAATATTCCAAGATCATGAAAGACCACTTCAATTAGTTGGAGTTAGTTCTGCAAGAAGTTTCCAAGTTGATTGTGGTATTACTAGTATTCCACATACTTATGTTGGTGGTGGATCAGTTTGGCGTTATGAAAATCAATTAACATATGGTTCTGGTTATCGTGAACCAGTATCTATTTCTGTTAATGATATTGCTTATGATCATAAATTTGTAAGATCTGATGCTGATTCAATTACAGCATACACTGGTGGATTCATGGGTCAAACATTGACACCAATCGCTATTGATTATACTTCATCTACGGGTGATTTATTAATGACTTTCGGTGAACATGGTATAGCAGGTCCAGTAGATATAACTGTTAAAGATGCTCAATATGATGCTAGAGTTGGTATATTAACAGCCACTGCTGGAACAAATTATGATGTTAGTGATGCCACTTATGATCCTACTACAGGTATTATGGTATTAACTATTGGTACTCATAATTTAGATACCAATGATAAACTTAAGCTTGTACCAAATTCATTAACATTTAGTTGTGGATATGGTGGTGCTACTGGTACTGCTGCTCAAAAGACGTACCCAAGAGCAAGTGGAACAGGTGTAAATGCTGGAACTCCTGATCCTGGATATAATACTTTCTTAGATATAACTGCTGTAGATATTGCTGCTGGAACAATTTCTGTAAAAGTATTAAGTACTACTCCTTCTACTAATACAGATGTTCATACATTTGTTAGTGCTACTGCTGGAGCAGTATTTGTTCCAAGAGTCTTTACTAATAATGAGCAAGTTAGGTTTGCTGATAATTCTATAACATTTAAATGTGGTATGGACAATAATGCCACTACTCATTCATATCCAAGATCAACCGACCCATCAAGTGATAAGTGGTTAATAGTATCTAACGTAACTGCAACAGATTTTGAAGTTAATGTTGGTACAAGTCCATTAGTTGGGCATACACCAACTACAGGAACTACATATGATCCATTTACTGGATTAATGGTATTAGAAATTGGTTCTCATACTCTAAAACAGGGCGAAAGTGTCAGGTTAGAACCTGAATCAATATCATTCAGTTGTAATTATGGTAGTGGTGGAACAAAATCTTATCCTAGACCATCTAATGATCCATTCTATAATACTGCTATTCCTATTCAGTCAGTAACTGAAACTACTATTACACTACAAGTATTAACCACTGTACCTTCAACTAATACTGATATTCATACATTTGAAGGTGCTACTGCGAATGCCGTTAAATCTGGTGGATTCTATACTCATACATTTGATTCGGCAACTACTAACGGAGTTAGAGCAACAAAATCTCTTAAAATCGCTACAAATTCATTAACCTTCACTTGTTCTAAGGATGATTATGATGGTGAGCATACCTATCCAAGAACAACTGATCCAGCATATGATACATTCTTACCAATAACATCAACAACTCAGAATACAATTATGACTGATGTTGGTCCTGGTGGTGGTGCTGGTACTGGAGCAATTGTAACTGCCAAAATTGCTAAAAATACACATAGGTTTGTAAATTCTATTGGCACTCACATATACAAGAGTTCTATAAGCAATGCCGTTACCATTGGCGGTACTAAAAAGGATGTTACTAATGCTGTATATACCCCAAGTACTGGAATATTGGTATTAACGATAGGATCTCATACTTTCAGTACTAGTGATACTGTAACTATCGCACATAAAGCACTTAAATTTACTTGCGATGCTGATAATCATGCTACAGAACACGCATATCCTCGCACAACTGATCCAGCATATAATACAGCATTAGCAATTACTGCTGTAGATCAGTCTGGTGGTACTATTACATGTAATGTTGGTATTCCTTATCAATATGAAGGAATTACAGCAAATGCTGGAGGTCCTTTCACGGCAGATACGGTTGATTATGATCCACAATGTGGAATTATGACTGTAACTACATCTGCTGCTCATGGATTTACTGCTGCTATTACTAAGAACACAACAAATGCTGTATATAATCCAAATGTTGGAATATTAACCGTTACTACTAATACAAATCATGGATTTAGTAATGGTGATTATGTTAAGATTGCTGAGAACTCTTTAGTATTCAAATGTGCTAAGGATGGATTTATTAGTGAGCATAGTTATCCAAGAAAGGGTGATCCATTATTTAATAAGTGGACACAAGTTTCAAATGTAACTGCTAAGAAATTTGAGGTTCAATGTTTACTTTCCGTACCTTCAACAAACACATCATCTCATAGTTATGAGAGATCTGAAGCTGGAAATATTATGGGAGCAAATAATACAGTTGAGATTGTTGCTGGTTCTCTAACACTTACATGTAATAAGGATCGTTATGCTACAAATCATTCTTATCCAAGAACAACTGATCCTGTTTATAATAGACCTGTGGGTGTTGAAGGTATTGAGAGTACTACTAAATTTAGTATTAATGTTGGCAGATCTCCATATGGAACTGGTGGATCTTTAGAATTTACCGTTGTTGCTGGTGGAACTGGGTATGTTAATCCAGAAATTATTTGCCCTGAACCAAATTATGAAAATATACCAGTTAAGGGTATTTCTAGACTTGGTATTGGAAAAACGACAGAAACTGGAGTCAATCTTCTACTTAACCTTGCAGTAGGTGCTGCTCAAACTTCTGTTGGTATATCTTCTACATTATTTGAAATATCAAAATTTGATATTGCTAGACCAGGTCATTCATTTAAAGTTGGTGATAGATTTACTCCAATTGGAATGGTTACTTCTGCCGAAGTTGAGGAACCATTAAAAGACTTTGAATTAGAAGTTGTTGAAATATTCAATGATTTCTTCTCAGCATGGCAATTTGGAGAAATAGATTTCATTGATGATATTAAATCAATGCAAAATGGAGTTAGAAGAAGATTCCCATTATTCTTTAATGGGCAGTTGTTGAGTTTTGAAAAGGACGAATCGGATCCACTATCTTCAGATATCAACTTAAATGCTGTTCTTTTAATATTTGTAAATGGTGTACTACAAACACCAGGAACTGCTTATCAGTTTGAAGGTGGAACTACATTTACATTTACTGAAGCACCAGATGGTGGTGATAAGGTTGATATATTCTTCTATCTTGGACAAAGAGGTATTGATGTTGAAATTATTGATATTCAAGAAACTATCAAACCAGGTGATGATGTAAGAATATATCGCCATCCATCATTACCAGATTCAATTACACAAGATAGAGAAAGAGTTGTAAAAGAAATTCTAACATCTGACTTGATTGAAACTGATGTATATTCTGGTAGAGGTATTAATGAAGATGATGATAAACCACTTAGTTGGACTAAGCAAAAGGTTGATAAAGTTATTCAAGGATCTTTAGTATCTAAGGCAAGAGAGTCTATTGAACCTTGTGTATATCCAACTTCTAAGATTATTTCAGATGTTAATGAAACTTCTGGTATTGGTCTTGGATTACAAGATGGAATATTTGTAGATGATGCTGAAATATTCTTCTATGAGGAAGGACCACTTCGCCTCCCTAGTTCTGAAAGGTATGGTATTACAGTTGATGCTGTTGATGCATTAATGATGCCAGCTAGTGGTGTAGAACGCCCAGCCGCAGCAGAAGTTGTTGTTAGTGCTGCTACATCACAGGTTAGTTCAATAACTATCACTGATGGTGGATCAGGTTATACAGTTGCTCCTACTATTAAGTTATCAGCTCCACCAATGATTGGTGTTGGAATAGGAACTACTGCTACAGCAACAACAACAATTGTAAATGGTTCTGTTACATCAGCAACTGTTACTAATGTTGGATTGTATACAGGAAGAGTACCAAATGTTATTATTGAAAGTCCTACCTATGAGACAGAAAGAATTGAGTTATTTAAGTTTGCTCAAGGATTTACTGGAATAATTACAGGTATTGGAACTGCTGTTGGTACGAATAATAACCCACTTGCTATTAAATTCTTCTTTAAGACTATTGATGGAAATCAGGCAGGTGATTTGAGAATTGGTTATCCAATTTCTATTAAGGATACTAAGATTGGTGACGGTGTTACTTCTATTGATAGTCACGAGACTTCAGTAGTTGGTATCGGTACAACATTCTTGGATAATATATACAAAGTTCATAGTATTACTACTGCGGATAAAACAGGTGAGATTACTTGTAATATACTAAGTACAACTAATCATGTTGGATTAGCTTCCACTGGACAGTATAATCAAACAAATATTGGAATAACAACTTCTCTAGGAACAATTTCATGGGGAAGATTGTATGGACCAGATACAGTTAGATCAACAAATCCAATCTCGATTGGTGTTACTGGATTAACTATTGACTCTGGATTATCTACTTTCCCAGTTATTCAAAGGAGAAATTATTCTCTAGGATCCCTTAAAGGATTAAGGAATACAGGTGCTATTAGATTACAAGTATAATTATGTCTATAAATAAAGAAAAAATGTGTAATTAAGACAAGATAATGCCAGCAATTGTCACCGACCAATTTAGGATATTAAATGCTAGTAATTTCGTAGATTCTATTGATAATAATAATTACTACGTTTTTATTGGTTTACCTAATCCAACAAAACTTACAGAAAGTACTGTTGTAGGGTATGGTAGGTCTTCTAATTGGAATACTAATCCACCACAACCACTTGATAGTTTTTCAAATAATTCCCATATAGGGGATACAATGATGTTTGGTAAGAAGATAACTTCTGCCAATATTCGTCGTGTTATAAAGAGAGTTGATTGGAAAGCGGGTACTAGATATGAGATCTATAGGGATGATTATAGTAGTTCTAATCCAAGTCCATTAAAAAGTGCTAATAGATTATATGATTCCGAGTATTATGTAATGAACTCGGATTACAAAGTTTATGTTTGTATTGATAATGGTTCTAGTGGAGATAATGAAAAAGGTAATGTTTCACAAGATGAACCAACATTTACCGATTTAGAACCATCAAAAGCAGGTGGATCTGGTGATGGTTATCTGTGGAAATATCTTTATAGTGTTTCTCCAGGTGATATTATAAAATTTGATTCTACAGAATACATTACTGTTCCAAATAATTGGTCAACAAGTACAGATCCTCAAATTAGATCTGTTCGTGAGAATGGTGATTCTGAGGTTAATGATAACCAAATTAAGCATGTTTATATTAAAAATGGTGGAGCTTCATATCAAACATTATCAGGTCAAGAAGTTGATATTGTTGGTGATGGATATGGTGGTAAAGCTAGAGTTGATGTTAATCAAGGTGTAATATCAGATGTAACAGTTAGTGCTGGTGGACAAGGATATACCTACGGATTGGTAGATTTAGGACCAGTTAATAGTACTGCTTCTGGATCTCTAGCAGAATTGATTCCAATAATTCCACCAAGTAAGGGTCATGGTTATGACATTTACACCGAATTGGGAACTGATAAGGTTCTTATCTATGCTAGATTTGATGATTCAACTAAAGATTTCCCAACAGATACTAAATTTGCTCAAGTTGGTATTATAAAAAATCCAACAGTTGGTGGAACTGGTGGTACAGTTGCTGCTGGATTTACTGGTAGTCAATTCTCATCATTGGATGCTATGATTTTTAATGATGAACCAAATAGTAATGATGTTACCAAAAAAGTTGATGGTACTCCTGAAGTTGGTGAAGTTATAGAGCAGAAAATTGATGCTTCTGGAAACATAGCAAGAGCATATGTTGCTTCCTTTGATAAAGAAACTAAAGTTTTGAAATTCTTTAGAGATAGATCTCTAAATTATAAAGGTTCTCAGAACCATACAGATTATGTTGGTATTTCAACTCAAGGTAAGTTTTGGGACTTTAAATCCGATGGTCCCGTAGTTGAGGGTAAATCTTCTGGATTTAAAGGTTATATCAATAATGGTTATACTGGAATAACCACAAATCCATCTGGAACTAAGCAAATTAACTTAGGTTCTGCTTTTACAAGTGGGTTATCTAAATCTGAGATAAATAAAGGCTCAGGGGAAACTGTTTATGTAGACAATAGACCTCTGATTGCTCGAAATACTCGACAAAAAGAAGACGTTAAAATCATCCTGGAATTCTAAAGTAAAATGCCACAAAAGACTAATTTAAATATAAGTCCTTATTACGATGATTTTGATAAGGCGAAGAATTATTATAAGGTTTTGTTTAAACCTGGATATCCAGTTCAAGCAAGAGAATTAACAGGTCTTCAATCAATATTACAGAATCAAGTTGAATCTTTTGGTAATCATATATTCAAAGAAGGATCTATGGTTATACCTGGATCTGTTACGTATGATAGTACATATTTTTCATGTAAAGTAAATGGTGATCATCTAGGAATTGATGTTAGCATATATCTTGATGCTTTAGTTGCTGGTGAAGGTACACGAGTAAGAGGACAAAATTCTCAAATTGTAGGTAAAATTGTAAATTATATTTTACCACCAGAAGAAAATGTTGATGATATTACGATTTTTGTAAAGTATACTGAATCCGATACTGCTGGAGAGAGTACACATTTTCCTAACGGAGAAATATTAGTACTTGATCAAAATGTTACTTATGGAAATACTACATTAGTTTCTGGAGATACTATTTTAACATTAAACAGTGAAAATGCTACAGAAACTGGATCTGCTGTTGGTGTAGATTCTGGTATCTATTTTTTAAGAGGAGCATTTGTTGATACTCCAAAATCTGTAGTTATACTTGAACCATATTCAAATAAGCCATCATATAGAGTTGGTTGGGAAGTACTTGAAGAATTAGTAAATTCAAATGACGATACTACATTAAATGATAATGCAAAGGGTTTTACCAATTTTGCTGCTCCAGGTGCTGATAGATTTAAAATTAGTGTAAAATTATCTAAAAAATCACTTGAAGATTTTGATGATACTAATTTTGTAGAAGTATTGCGTGTAAAGAATGGAGAAATAAAGAAAATACAGAATAAGTCTCAATATAATATTATTAGAGATTGGATTGCTGGAAGAACATATGATGAGTCTGGTAATTATGCTGTAGTTCCCTTTAATGTTAGTGTTCAGAACTCATTAAATGATGAGATGGGATCTAATGGTAAGTATGTTGAGGGAGATAAAACTGATGAACTCAATATACCCAATGATGATTTAGCATGTGTAGAATTATCACCAGGTACAGCATATGTTAAAGGTTATCAGGTTCCTTTATCTGGAACTACTGTATTGGATGTAGATAAACCAAGAGATACTAAATCTATACAATCTGGATCTGTTCCTTTCAGAATGGGTAGTTTGTTGAAAGTTAATAACCCACATGGAACTCCATATATTAATGTTGGTGCTAATGAAAGTAATGTTGCTAATACTGTAGATCTTTTCAGTCAGAGAAAGGGAACTGGTGTTCCAACTGCTGGTAGTGGTACTAAAATTGGCGAAGCCCGTGTATATTCCTTTGGGTTAGCTGATGATAGTTATAAGGGAGATGAAACTGAATGGGATTTATATTTGTATGATCTTCAGACATATACACAACTAGAAATTGGAAATGGTGCTGGTGGTCTAACATATCAGCAAAATACTTTAGCTCCACTTGGATCTAAAGTTAGAGGAATGAGTAGTGGTGCTGAAGGATTTGTTGCTGGTCATCCAAGTGCTGGTAATATAGACATTAGTGATACATCTGGGTCATTTATTTCTGGTGAAAAACTAATATTCAATGAGAAAACTAGTAATGTTGGAGTAAATACATCTACAGCATCGGTTTCAAAGGTTACACAGTATTCTACTGGAGATATAAAATCAGTTTATCAGTCAAAAGATGTAGGTGGATTTGGTAGTAATGCTAAAGATTTTACTGCTGATTCTATTCTGTATGATAGAATTTTACCAAATTTCTCTATAACAGATCAATTAAATATTACTGGTTCTACTAGTACTGCAGCAGCAACCTGTCCAAATAGAAGATTTTCTGGTGCTGTAGGGTTAAAAGTTGATTCTATAGTTGGATATAAAGTAGATTCTCAAGGTGATCCCGTTTATAATAGAGTTAGTGCTATTTCAGCAGATGGGGCAACCTTAACACTTGACGATGTTACTACAGTTGCTGATGTTAATTATGGTGATATTCCAGCAAATGGAACTACAATTTCATCTCTTTTTACAGTTAAAACTCCAAAGATAATTAATTATAATCGTTCTGGATTATTTACTCGATTACCGAAAAAGAATATATCTTCGGTTGATCTTTCAAATTCAAGTTTAATAATATCTCGTCAAGTTAAAACTCAATCCGTAGCAGGTAATGCGTTAGAACTTAAAACTGAAGTTGTTATGGAGAATTCTGGTGCTGGTGCTGCTTTAGGAATTACAACAGCATTTTTTGAACCATTTGATGCTGAAAGATATTCAATTCATTATTCAGATGGTACTACAGAACCTCTAACATCAGATCAGGTTAATATTACTGGTAATGGTAGTGTTATAAGGTTTAGTAATTTATCAAAGGCAACGGATAGTGATGTAGTTGTAAATACTACGTTGAAAAAACTTGGTCTTTCTAGTAAGGTTAAGAATTATATTAGAAGTTCTCAAGTTGAGATAACAAAAACTATTAGTGTATCCAATGGATCTACAAATCTTGGAATTAGTAGTGCCTATGGATTGAGAGTAGAAGATAAGGAAATATCATTAAATGTTCCTGATGCCGTTAAGATTCATGCTGTATATGAATCTAAAGATACTTCTAAACCAACTTTAGATGGTTTAGTTTTTGTTTCTGGATTGGGTCTTGATACAAATACCTTTATTGGTGAAAAGATTGTTGGTGCTGATAGTAGAGCTATCGCACAAGTTGTTAATAGAGTTTCTGATACAACAGTTGAGTATGTACCTTTAAATGGTAATAGTTTTATTAAAGGTGAAAGTGTTACTTTCAAAGAATCTCAAATTACTGCAAATGTACAAAGTTTGAATAATGGTAATTATATTAATAGAACTAGCAATTTTATTTTAGATAAAGGTCATAGAAAACAATTCCTAGATTATTCTAGACTTGTAAGGACCGCAAATTCTGCTTCACCTTCTAAGAGACTACTTGTAATATTTGATTACTATGAGTCTGCTTTGAATACTGCTGGAGATTTCTATACTGTCAATTCTTATACAAAAGATAGATATACTCATGATATTCCAGTAGTATCTGGTAATAGATGTCAGGATATTCTTGATTTTAGACCAAGAGTTAAAAAGTTTGAACCTACTGATGCAACTACTTCATCACCATTCTCATATAATAGTAGAATACTTGAAACGACAACTAGGTATGTTGTAACTCCAGATGAAAGTTCTATTTTAGGATATAGTTATTATCTACCTAGAATTGATAAACTTGTTATTAATAAATTTGAAGAGGTTAAACTTATTAAGGGTGTTTCTGACGATAAACCATCACCACCAACTGAAGTTTCCGATACAATGGAAGTTGCTCAGATAACCTATCCACCATATCTTTATGATCCTATTAAAGGACCTAAGATTAAATTATATGATAATAGAAGATTTACTATGAGGGATATTGGAAAACTTGAAAAGAGGATTTCCAACCTTGAAGTAATGACTTCATTAACTGCTCTTGAATTAGATACAAAATCACTTCAAGTTAAGGATGCTGATGGTATAGACAGATTTAAGAGTGGATTTGTTGTTAATGATTTTAAAAATAGAGATTTTATTGACTTTAGAGTTGAGGATGGATCTAGATGTGATGTTGATGTAGTCAATAAAGAATTAATAAGTGCTGTTGATTTTTGGTCATTAAGAGCAGTATTAGCACTTAATCCAGGAATTGATGGAAATACTGCTGATATGTCATCTAATTTGAGTCTTTTAGATCCAAATTGTAAAAAAACTGGTGATTTATTAACATTAGATTACACTGAAACTGATTGGATAGTACAACCACAAGCATCTGGTGTTGAGAATATCAACCCATTTAATGTTATTGTTTATGTTGGTGGTATTCAGTTAGATCCCCCTTCAGATAATTGGACTAGGACAATATATGTTGATAATCATAGAACAGAGTCTACTGGTAATACTTGGAATTCAATAGGTAATGTTGTTTCTGATACTACTGATGTTCAAAATTCAGTAGATGTGACAGAAACTGAAATTGAAGCGGATCAAGATATATTTAGTGGTAATCATACTGATACTACAACAACACATACTACAACTACAACACAAACTGTAGAAACTAGTTTCACTAATCAATTAACTGGCAATAATCAAGAATTTGATTATGTTGAAAGTGTTAAGATTAATGGTGAAACAGATCCATATATGAGATCTAGAAATGTTTATTTTGCTGCTAATGGTTTAAAACCATATACAAAACATATTCATAAACTTGATAGTGGAGTACCTGATATATTCCCCAAATTGCTTGAAATTTCAACAACTGCTGGATCTGGTAATGGATTTACAGTTGGTGAAAATGTTAGGGTAATGAATGGGTTTTATACCATAGGTTATGTTAAAGCACAAGCACCAAATCATAAGTTTGGGGATACAACTAGACCAGAATTTGCTGCAGGATTAGGTCATCCAGCAGTTACAGTTGAGACATATAGTGTTGATCCATTTGATAGATCAAGACCTGCACCTTCTAATGCGTATTCATCAACATCTGTATTATTTAATTGTGATATTAGTGAGTTAGCAAATAATGAGAATTATTATGGTTATGTTGTTAAGGGTGCAAAACTGATAGGAGAAACATCTGGTACTGAAGCAACAGTAACTAATATGGATCTTATGTCAGATAATTGGGGTGATGTTTTGGGAGCATTCTTCTTCAGAGATCCCAACCAAACTCCTCAACCTTCAGTATTATTCTATACTGGAACAAAAACATTTAGACTTACTGCTAATACTACAGGAGCATTTGTTCCTACAGGAAGCACTGCTCTTGCTAGTGATGCTAGTGGTACTTATAGTGGAACTGGTACTATTTTAACTCAAGTCACAGGTACTGTTGGAGTTAGAAATCCTCCCCAACCTGCACAGAAACCCAATGAAATTACTACTAGCGTAAGTGTAAATTCAAGTTCTTCTACTGTAAGAATAGAAGCACCTTATAGGGATCCTCTAGCACAAACATTTACTGTTGATGAAACTGGAGCATTCTTAACATCATTTGATGTTTATTTCTATAAGAAAGATCCAAATGCTAAGGTTTTTGTTGAACTTAGAGAAGTTGAATTAGGAACACCTACAAGTTTCCTTGTACAAGGATATGCTCAAGTAGCATTAAATCCTAATGATATTGCTATTTCAGATGATGCTTCTGTAGCAACTACAGTTAAATTCCCATCACCAGTATTCTTAGAATCTGGTAAAGAATATGCTATTGTATTCTTATCACCAGGATCTGATGAGTATGAGATGTGGGTTGCTACTATGGGTCAAAAGAATGTTACTCCACCTGTAGGATTACCAGCAACAACTGACGATTCTCAGTTTGGTGTTGTAACTAAGCAGTATATTGGTGGTAGTTTATTCAAATCACAAAACGGTACAATTTGGACACCTAGTCAGTATCAAGATCTTAAATTTACTCTTAGAAAAGCAGCATTTGTTCCTGCTGGTACATGTACATTCTACAACAGTTCTATTGAACCTTCTAATATGAATGTAATGCCAATGATGAGCAATCCAATTAGAACACTTCCTAGAAAGATTAGATTTGGTTTAAGTAATAACGTTACATCTACAGAACGTGCTTTATTACCTGTTGGTAGAAAAATAAGTACAGGTCTTGTTGCTGATACTGAAGATAATAGTATTACTGGTGTTATTGAAGATGTAGGTGGACCTTTATTAGGAATAAAAGTTTCATCCAATGGTGCTAACTATAATACTGGTGGTGCTTGGGGATCAGTTCCTGTTAGATCACTTGATGGTAATGGATCTGGAGCATCGTTAAGTATAACTATTGCTACTGGTGGAGCAATTACTATTAATAGTATAACTCAATCTGGTACTGGTTATAGAGTTGGTGAAGTATTAACAATTGATGTTCCACTTAGTGCTGATGTTACTAATGGTTCTGGTGCTAGATTTACAATTACTGATATTACTGATGTTATTGACACCGTTTATCTAACTGATGTTCAAGGAGAAAAATTTGTTACAGGTGATCAAATTATTCATTATGGAGTTGCTAACGATACTAGAACAGTTCTTACTGGTATAACAGTTTCTTCTGATTCTGTAGTAACTAATGATATCTACTCAGGAAATGTTATTGAAGTGATTCAACATAATCATGGACATCATGGTGCTAATAATAGTATTAAAATTGAGTCGATTGAACCAGATAGCATTAAAACCGCAACTACAAATGATATTTCTGCTACTGATGTTGAGGTAAATGTTGCTTCAACCACACCATTTACATACATGGCTGGAATAACAACTGATAGGGGTGAAGCTTTATTAAATAATGAGATTGTATCATATGTTGTTGGTGTTAATAAGTTAGCATTAACTGGAAGGGGACTTGAAGGTACAACTTCTATTTCGCATTCTTCTGGTGCTAGTATTCAACCATATGAAGTTAATGGTATGCCATTAACTAAGATTAATAAGACACATACCATTCCAACCAACCAAACTCTAAAAAATCTATCAAATATTGATAATTATTACTTAGAACTTGATAGGGGAAGTGGTAATAGGGCATCAGGTAAGAATCAATTAAACTTTATAAATGAAAAAGCTGTAGGTGGAAATCGGGTTGGAATTTCTCAAAATCATCAATATAGTTCTGCTTCTGCTAAATTTAATGTTATTACTCCTGGTAAAGGAACCCGTGCTAGTGCTTCATATAGAACTGTAAGTGGTACTAGTGCTAATGGATCTGAAGTATCATTCTTAGATCAGGGATTTGAACCAACTATCTTGAATGAAACTACATTCTTCCCAACACCTAGAATGGCAGCTTCTTTAGTTAATGAGGTAGAAAGATTAGATTCTCTTCCAAGAAATGCATCTCTTACCCTCAAAGTTGATATGACTTCTAATGATCCTAATTTATCACCAGTATTAGATGCTCAAAATGCTACATTTGTTCTAGGTAGAAATAAAATTAATTCTCCTATTGATGATTATGTAACTGATACTAGATCTACTCAACTAATCGGTGATCCACATGGTTCAATATTTGTTACTAAAAAGGTTAATTTACAACAACCTGCAAGTTCAATAAAAGTTTATGTTGCTGCTAATGTACAACCACAAGCAGACTTTAGAGTTTACTATAGATTATATTCTGCTGATTCTAGCGAAACTTCTCAGGTTTATAGACCATTCCCTGGATATTCTAACTTAATAGATACTAATGGTGATGGTTATGGTGATAAGGTTATTGATTATGGTATGAGTGATGGTAGTTCTGATGCTAAAGTCAAGAAGAGTGGACAGAATGACTTCTCTGAATACCAATTTACTGTTAATGATTTAGAACAGTTCAGTGGATTTAAAATTAAGATTGTAATGTCATCCACTAACGAGTGTGTACCAGTTAGACTTAAAGACTTTAGAGCACTTGCTTTAGCATAATGATATCTTTTCAGGAATTTTTAGTTTTATGTGAGGGAGGTTTATCAAGATATCTTGGTAAGTCTGAGACCCATGATACTGGTCATATATCACCTGATCGTGGTGATGATGAAAATGAAAATAAAAAGAAAAGAAGAAGTCTTGAACGTGATTTAAGAAAAAATAAAATTGGTTATAGAAAATCAACTGGCAAATATAAGTACGATGATGGGTCTGATGCTCGTGAAGTTTCTTACGCAACAACACGTCCTGCTGGAATGTCAAAGAGAGAATTTGGTAAGAGGATGAGACGACTTGGTGCTAAGTATGGTCAAGAATCAATTATTACAAAGAAAGCTGGTAAAGATGCTAGATTACATTATACCGATAAGAGTGGACGAAGTCCAGATAATATAGGATCAGCAAAACCAGGTCCACATCCAGATGGTTATGGTGAAACTGGCGAAACAAGACAAAGAGGTGATAAGTTAAAGGACAAGAAAAAGGATAGGGATTTCCATTATTCATGAGAAACTCTGTAAATCCAGCAACTAAATTCATTATAGATCCTAGTGGATCTGGCAAATTAGTAAAATTTAATCTCCCAATAGATCTTAGAACTGTTGAGGATAAGTTAAAGCAATATCCATTTAATTTAATCAGAACGGAAACTTCGACTTTCTACTATGAAAACATTCAAACAATTTTTAGAAGAAGCATCTAATGCTGTTCAAACTTTTAGAGATAAAGGTTTCAGGATAAGAAATTTATTTGGTCCTGGAGGAAAATATAAAAAATTGGAACCAATTCCAAAACCAAATACACAGGCAAAACTTTCTAAAGATGATAAGATCAATGGTCAATATAAGAATATTACAAATCCTAAAAAACCATCTGAGGATGATTTGATTAGGGGAACTATACCCATTAAAAAAGCATGATACCAGTTGAAGGACATAAAAACCTGTTTCGTGACCCAGAAACAGGTGCAATAATTAGTACAGATACTAACTCATATTCTGATTATGTTTCTACTAAAAATAGAAAACTTGATGAAAAATCAGAATTAGATGCGATGAAAAAAGATATTAATGAAATTAAGACTTTATTAAAACAAATTACAGGTCAGATAACATCTTAAAGTATAAATAATACATAGATTCTGAATTGCATACATAAATGGCAGATATTAAGGTAAGAGTTGGGCAACACAATGCGGTGAAGGTTGTTTCCTCACTTGCTGGTGCTCAAGGCTTATCACTCGCTGAATTAAGCGATGTTAATGCCTCGAACCTGTTAAATGGAATGGTCTTAGTTTATAATGGAGCAACTCAAAAATGGGATGCAACTCTTGAACTAACACCTGGAACGGAACAAAATTTAAACATTAACGGGGGAAATTTCTAAATGGCTAGTATTATCAGGATCAAACGATCCTCTGGAACCGATAAACCTGCCAGCCTCAATTGGGGTGAAATGGCCTAT